GCTGGATCTAATTTATAATTTGCTTCTGCATCTGTTTCATATACAGGACAAGTTTTATCCGAATATGTTGCTGATGCTGCGTTATACTGTTTAACAATAATATCAGTACCTGAATTAACCGCTGTTGTTTTAATCCATACAGAACCTGATGGACGTGGGCTAATATCTGTTGATCTCCAACGTGGAACATTTGTGTGAGTTGAGTAGTTTAAGATTGGTGCATTATATGTGCCTGCTGCCATACCTAAATCATCTAATACTGTACCAGTACCTGAAATAGTTACACTAACATCAACTGAACTAAAATCATCGCCTGCGCCTGATTCAGCATAAATGCTTAATTTACCATTTTGAACAAATGCTGATACACCAGTAATTGATGCAGCATTAATAACAGTTTCTGCATCAACAACAGTAGTACCTGTTAATGCGATAGGTGCGCTACCATTGATTGTAATAGTATCACCAATTGTTAATGTTGGATTACTTTCTGAACCTTGTATTGTAGGCCAACTTGCTTTCCAATCATCTGAACCAATTAATACCCAAGTATTATTATAGTTTTTGTAGTAAACAGGATTGTTTGCATTAGTAGCATTAACAGCATAATCACCAATATTACCAACGCTTGTTTTTGGAATATTGTTTTCTAATTGTGTTGCTGTTGTAATAACAATCGGTTGTTTAACATCAAAGTTATTTGTTGTTGTATTCCACTCTGAAATACCCCATTCTGTTTCACCGGTGTCTACCCACCATGAATCATTTGCTGGTTCACCTGTAGGACGAGTTAATCTTGCTGATAATTCAGCTAAGTCTACATCAACACGTTGAACATAAGCACGGTTTGAAACACCAAGAACTGAATATGCTGCCATTAAACCGTATTCGTTTAATTCGTAACCATTAATTGGTGTACCGTTTGTTGTTGTGTAGAAGAATGGATTACCATACGTGTTAACTAATTCACGTTGGCTTGAAATTAAATATGTTTTATTTGCGTTCGATGGTAATGTACCTGTTGCTACACCTGAGCCACTAGCATTAACTTTGTTAGATGCTGTTGCTATTAAGATGTATGGAATACTGCCGTTTGATGCTGAGTTATATTGACTCTCATCAATTACGCTTACCTCGACGCCTGGACTTACAAGTGCCATTGAAATATCTCCTATAAATTCTTATATCTTTAAATTAATATATACATCTATTTATGCGGTAACCTATTTATTCCACGGTTTAGCGACCTTTCAAAGGCGCGTCTTTTGATATCTAGACTAAATATTTTTATGGAAAGACCACTATGTACCGAATGTAATAAGCGTCCTAGGGCTATAAATTACAAAAAGAATGATAGAACATACTATAGATCTAAATGTATAGAATGTAATGCAAAAAGACATAAACCTTATAAGCCGCGTTGGCAACAAAAAGGTTATAAAAAGAAAATGACTTGTGATTTATGTGGGTACCGAGCAAAGTACCCACAACAAATGGAGGTATTTCATGTTGACGGCAATTTAGACAATTGCACATTTACTAATTTAAAAACAGTCTGTCAAAATTGTATAGTCGAAATAGATCAACAAGAGTTACCGTGGAAACGAGATAATCTTGTTAGAGACTTTTAACACCAAGTTTATTAAATGCTTTCTGTAGCAATACAACCTGATTGACACAATCTTCTAAAGCATGGTGACTATTACCTAGTCTGCCAGCATTAGCAATATTATAAATTGTACGAGCATCCATTACTTTGTAATACTGCCAAGGCAATGGCATGTCAAAACTTTTATATGCATTTTCTAAAATAGTCATATCAAATGCAATACCATTTGCCCATACACGATTTGCATTCCACGCTAACTTATGCAAATCTTCTAATGCATCTTTGAGTTCTACTCTATCTTCTTCACCAAATGCTTCTGCTTGGGCTGCTGCTGGTTGCTTACCCCACCAGTCAACAGTACCATCATCTACTGTACGATCAGTTTGATTGTCTATATTAATACGAGCATAAAATGAGTCGTAAAATTCCTCACTTAGCGGGTCAAATGCTTGAGCACCAATCGTTAGAATTGTAGCGGTAGGTTGGACATCAAGTGTCTCGATATCAATCATTAAATCTGGCATAATTACTCCATAATCTATATTATTGATATATTATAACAAAGGAATTTTAGATTGTCTAAGATTTAGGCAAAAAAGTCAATGCCATCGCATTGTGGGGAATAAGATCTAGAGTTGCACCATTGTATCCAAATTTTTCTTTTGGTGGCTTCATCCTTTAAATCGTCGAAACGATCACGTAAATCTTGCCCGCGGCCTGCGTTCGGATAACCGCCTTTGTGTGCATACGATGTAAGAGAAATTGCAGTTTTGTTTAACCAACGTATTACATCTTTATCCGACATTCTATCTAACGATCTCATGCTAAACCTCTATATCTGTTAAAAACTCTTTCTTTAAAATTCTCACACTTCTCAGCAACCTCTGGATGAAAGTGTGGATTTGGATAACATCTTGTACTAATAATTACCGGCATATAATTAATACCTAATAATTCTGCTGTAAACGATCTATGTCTACCTTCTTGATTAAATGTCTTTTCACCATCACGCAATGTCCATATTATACTAGGTGCTGGCATTTTAGATCCTTCTAATGTTTTTAATGCATATTCCCAAACTAAATCTTCTTCAGGTTGAAAATCGTGGTCACTACCAAAGCCCGACTTACATGCAAGTTGATATGAATACGGAGACATCTTTACTACTTCAAAATTCCATGCTTTTTCTTTTGCATAGTATTCTGGATTCTTCATCATCATATTTAAATCAGACATTTCTGATTCTAATTTAAAAGCTGTGCCACCGTTTGGATTAAAGTTATTATACAATACACCGTATTTGTTAAACAAATCAATATCTTTAAAAGAAACTAGCTTATTAAAAAACTTATCGCCTAATGCTTCGCAAAGTTCTGTCATTGAAGTTTTACCTTCGTCTTTGACATAAGCATGAATACTAGAACCACGTCTAATAAATGCTTTAGTTAAAATATCAACAGCAACCTCCATTTTGTCACGAGGCATATCTTCGTTTAATCCTTCAAAAGCATCATAGCGTATATCATAATTACCAATACGATCCTGTTTATACTTCTTCCAAAACGCATCAGAATTTATATTACGTTGTTCTGGATTAGATCCAATTCCTTTTGCACCTAGCTTTTCTTTAGCGTAGTTCAATGCTTTAGTGTAAAGCATCTTACCTAATCCTTGTCGTCTTACTTCCTTTGCAAGGAAAACATTTTCTACATTAGGATAACTTTTTAATTGCCCGTATGTTAGTTCACCAAGGTCCATAACACCGATTTGATTTGGATATTTAAAAATCTTTTGATATAATTCCGGAAGTGCTTCTTTATCAATTTTTATATCATCACTGAGTACATAGATACGAAATCCACCCATCGGGAATTCCTTTATTTTAAACTCAACATGATGTGCAAACTCGTATAAACGCATTAATACTTCTCACGCCAATCCTTTCCATATTTAGATACTAAAATCTTTTCCATTTCGCTGGCACGTTTTTTCCATTGTGGAGTCGCTTGTGTTGGATTAAAGTTTTTAATTTGACGCATTAAATCTGCATCATCTTTAGGGATTGTTTTATTTCTTTTTTCTGAATACCCAGATGTTTTTCTGCCCGGGAAATATCTAACTTCGCTATCACTAAATGTTTCTGTTATAAATTCTGATGATTTCATGTTTTTAACCTATAACGAAATAAAGAGGTTGCGAAGCGTCTACATAGTTTTTAAGATCTTCAACTAAACGTTCTTTATCTTGTTGCCCTTCATTTTTCATTTGGGCACCATTCAATGAACCACCACCTTGTGGTCCAGCAATGTTAGAGAATTTTTCACGTGCCTCACCAATGATAACTTTAGCTGATGCAAATGTATAATCTTTAATCCACTGTGATGTTGATGGGTCAGACAATAATTGAACTTCTGGTTTTTCGTTGTACGTCCATAAAAGAATTTCTTCGCCGGTTGCACGTGGGTCACGGATGAGTTGAAGTTTTTTAGTAGCAGGGTTAAAATTATAGTTCATAAACCCACCAAACATTCTTGCAGCAAGTTCGACATATTGAGAATACATCTCATACGTTGCTAATCCACCTGCATAGTTAAAGTTTAACATATAAACGTTTAATGCTGCACTACTAAATGGATCAAATGTAGAACTATATGGGCCTTGGTGATTGCCTACTGTTCTACGGAATACTTGTCTTACTGTTGAAATTTCTTGCGGGAGTTGATATGTGTCTGTGTTTTCTTGGATTGTCATTAACGCATATGACTCTTCCGTAGAGTTCTGGGCACGTTGTCTATAAGTGCCTATTGCTTCTTCATATGCTATTTCATAATGCTCTGGATCAAGCTCGATATCAATGATCCCGTCGCCTAAACGTAAGGCAACATACTTAAATAATTGTTCTTTGAGTGTGTCTAAATCTGCCATTGTGTTCCGTCCTGTACACTCTATTTAGCAGATTTTTATTTGATTTAATGATTATATTATTCAATATGCCACGGCAAAAGATAATGATATTTGCCGTATAGAACTATAGCAAAATAAAGAAAACATAGGGTCCAGGCTACCCAAACAGCAATACGTTTAGTTTTCATCGTCTACATCGTACCCTACTTCAAAGTGTCCGCCTGTGGTTACTTGTTTATATATGGTTACATGCTCTAGCCAGGCCCATTGTCCGTTTCTTAAACGGACTGGATACCAGGCAAACCAAGTATAACTTCCTGTTGGTCTTCCAAATCTCATTAGTGCTTCTCGTCTATTACTTCAATGTCGCTAACATGAATGGATCCTGTTCCATTCATTTCAAGTTTTACCATTGCTGATGCTTCTTCTGACAAATCAACACCATCAAACATATCGCTAACCATTTCAGTCATTGCAATCATTTGATTAACCGCATCATAGTCTTCTTGTGTTAGTAGTGGTGCTCCGCACTTAGGACACGGCATGTTTAGATACTTGTCGTTATCAAACTCTGCTTCTAAATCTTTATAGTCGCACTCTGGATTATCGCACTGGATACCTTTAATATGTAATTGACATGCTTTATTCATTATTTCCACCTTTTAGTTTCAACCAAGTTAGTTTCTTTGCTGCTGTTGCGTGTATCTTACTATAATACCAAAATGCACCAACCCATGTTACCACCCAAACACTCCAATGAATATCAACCCAATTTTTTTGAATATATTCAATATATCCTTCTAATCCATGCCAACCTTGAATAAACAGTACTGTTGAGAATGCTACAATATATCCCATCCAAAACGAACGTCCAATTTCTTTTTTGAAGTTTGTTTCCATTTTAATCCTCCGGACAAGGTTCTTCAATTAAACTACCGCCGCGAAACTTGTCAAACAAGTAATAACATTTACCAGTTTTACGATCACGTAAATTTAAGCCTACTGTGTATTCATCACCATCATACTGCGTTTCTGTGCCGAGCTTTTCAAAACGCCCAACTATACTTTTTCTTTCTTCTGCTTGATCCTCTGCAATCGGAACAAGCAGGAAGTAATATATCAGAATCGTTATACTAGCAGTTAGCAAATATATTATAAATGTTTTCATTACCATCTCCCGATGCATTCTTGTATTCTATCTATTGGATAATGATTACCTGCTTTGCCTGTATATTTGTCTTTATATACTTCAAAGGTATCATCATCAACAATAAGAATAAGATTCATATTAAGTTTGGCATCGTGACTAATAGTTTTAAACACGTCACGATTAACTATCATCATATTGCGAATCATTACCAAACCTTCAAAATAACAATGTCGTCTGCAAAACGCCCAGACATCTTTGTTTCAACTGCTTTAATATTTGCAAAGAATTTACGACTATTAGGTTTACTAGACTTCATAAACTCTTTCATTTGATCAACTGGTTTACGCAATGTCTTTTGTATTGACTTAGTTGGGTCAAACCCTACAATGGTATTGTTCTTAACCATTAATGCATTACCAGCATGTTCATCAGCAACATAATATTGGAGTTTACGTTTCTTTGTGCTATAAGCGAACATTTCTTTCGCTTCGATAATCTTTGTAGGCTTTTCGCTTGTAAGTTTGAGCTCAGGAAACTCTTTCATGTACTTGAGCTTCTGTACCAACTGCAACGGAGTTTTCTGTTTCTTCTTACGAGGTGCTTTACTTGCTTTCTTAAATGTTACATAAGAATTAAGGTCAGCAACAACCAGGTCAGCAAACTTAGCAAGGTTACGGAGTTGAACTTTTGAGAGATGTCCGTAGGCTTCAACAAGATCCGCATCTTTGCCTGCATGGGCGTCAGTATATTCCTGAGCCACGTTTTTCCAGTGTTCCACCATCGGTGATACATGTTGCGGGAGAATATTTGCTGCCTTAAGTTTGTGTATAGGTTGAATATTGTGTTTTGTTTTGGCACCATCTTTAATGTACTCGTCTAAAAGACCTTCAAGTTCGCCACCAGCTTCTGCAGCACGTTCACGCATGATTTCTTGAACATTTGGTTTTTTCGCTTTTGGTTTCTCTTCTTCAGAAACTTCTTCACGAGCTGCCTGGACTGCTTCGAGTGCCTGATTGACTGCAAGGTCAATTGATGCTTGTTCTTCTTCATTTAATTCCCATCCTACCATTGACATACGAGCAAGCCAAACAACTGCATTCGGAAACTTAGAAACTTTCTTAAACTGTTTGGCTTCCGTATTACGGCTTTCATGTGCAAGATAATCTATCATCATTGCAAGGGCTTCTTTGGAATTAAACTGATAGTTATACCAATTAAAGGTTTTAACTAGCAATGCTCTACGTTCATCTAAATCTTCAGGTAATTTAACATCAACCCATTCTGGCTCATATCCGGTATATTTTGCTGCATCAGCTGATACCTTTAATGCCTTAACACCTGTTGCTGTTGTCATTGCTTGTCTTGCACCACGTCTGGCCATTTTTAGCTCCTTTAACTGTTATTAGATATATTATATAGTATCGTAGCCGCAAAAGCAACCTATTTCTTAGGTTTTTTCTACTACTTTTTGCTAAGTCATTGATTTTATTAGAAAAAGCACTTTTATAACCTATTGATTTATATACAGTTTTATTTTTTACTGTTTTTTAAGTGTTTCCGCCACTTGTGTATTGTGGATAAATACATTAACTAGGAATTTTAATATGCCAAGACTATCATTATGGCGTCAAAATAAGACCAGCGATTACAAATATATTGATAACATTGTTCGTGAACGTTATACTGTTGGTGGCTTAGATATATTCATTCACAAGTATCTAGGGCCAGCATTAAAACCTGATGACGGAAGTGAAGGGGATGCTACGCAACCGACATACGATGAAACAAATCCATTATTCATCGAAGATGTATTTCTTTTAGAAAACAGAGATCGCGAATACGATACCGATGTTTATCAATTGCGTGGTGTTTACAACGTACAAGATTTAGATTTCAACTTATCTCAGTTTGGATTGTTTATTCAAAGCGATACTTTATACATTAGTTTTCACTACAACGACATGATCGATCATATCGGCCGTAAATTAATGAATGGCGATGTATTAGAAATTCCCAACTTAAAAGATTATCACCCACTTGATGAGTCAATTCCAAGAGGGTTACCACGATTATATGTTATACAAGATGCTAACTATGCAGCGGAAGGTTTCTCACAAACCTGGATGCCACATATCTGGCGTGTTAAAGCTGTACCATTAGTTGGCTCTCAAGAGTACAAAGGTATCTTAGACAAATATGTTAATGCCGACGATGAGGATGAGGGTACACTAGCAGATTATATGTGTCAATGGAACAAGAATATGGATATCAACGAAAAGATTATCCAGCAAGCAGAAGAAGAAGTTCCGTTGTCTGGTTACGATGTAGATAAATTCTATATTGCTCCTTATAATTCTGATGGCTTACCAGTTGATGGCTCAAGCATTACAGCGGACGATGGACAACGTACTGCTGATACCACTGTTGATTTAGCAGATAGAGGATTAGTATCGCCTCCGAGTGATGGATGGGCAATGGGTTATTTAACTGGTGATAGTTTACCACCAAACGGCTTGCCAGTCACACCAGGAATGCAATTCCCAATTAATCCTGGTGCAGGAGATTATTGTTTAAGGTTAGATTATATGCCAAATAGATTATTTAGATACGATGGTGTTAAATGGGTTAAAGTTGAAGATTCAGTTAGAACTGCTCTTGCTTACTTAAACTCAGAAGCTAACACTCAACGTTCAAACTTTGTAAATAACACTGACACCGTTGAAACTAACGATCGCGGCACTATACCAAGCAGACAATCACTTAGTGATATATTACGACCAAAGGCAGATAACTAATGGCAGTTCAATTCTTTTACGATGAACAAATAAGACGCTTCTTATTACAATTTACTAGAATCTTTTCTGGATTCCAGGTAGAATACGGTCGTGACGAGAACGGCAACCCAACATACCTACAAGTTCCGTGTCGTTATGGTGATGCGTCAAAACAAGCACAAACTATTTTACAAAATAACTCAGCATCTAATATGCCATGTGCGCCAATGATTACATTTTATATTACGGGCATGGATTACGTTCGAGACAGAATACAAGATCCATACTTTGTAGATCGTAAATCAGTTAGACAACGTGAGTATGATCCTGCAACGCAAACATACGCCGAAACGCAAGGCAACGCTTTTACAGTCGAGCGTCATATGCCTGCTCCCTGGGATATGAAACTTAGAGTAGATGTTTGGACTACAAATACACATCAAAAATTTCAAATGTTTGAACAAATGGGCTGGATGTTTAACCCTAGTTTAGAAATACAATCTACAGACAACTATTTAGATTGGACAAGTTTAAGTCGTGTGGAATTAGATCGTAACTCATTTAGTTCTAGAAGTATACCACACAACGACGAAGACATTGATATTATGTCGTGGGACTTTACATTACCTATATGGATTACACCACCTGCTAAAGTTTACAAGGGTGGTATTATTCATAGAGTTATTAACAACATGTATGATGCAGATGGCGATTTACATAATGCATTATACAATGACGATTTATTAATGGGCACACGATTAAAAGTTACACCGCATGGTTTTAGAGTTTTTATTTTAGATAACACTATACAATTATTACCAGCTAATGCAGTGGGCGAGGATCCATATAACTTTGATCCGATTGAGTTACAAGATTCTGAACAGCATTGGAGACCGGCTGTTGAGGAATACGGTATATTACGCGACGGTATTAGTCAAATTCGTATTTGGAATGATCTTAATCAATCTGAGATCATTGGTACAGTATCGTATCATCCAACAGATGAAACATTACTAATCTTTAATGTCGATACTGACACATTGCCAGCAAATACATTGGATCCAGTTGATGCTGTTATTGATCCTTTACGCTCTGGTCCAGGCTATGGCTTATTATCAGCAACAACAGGCCAGCGTTACTTATTAACCGACGATGCTGGGTCAGACCAAGATAGCGAAGTAGTACAAGCCTGGGCAGGCACAGGCGGTGAAGAATTAATTGCTTCTAAAAATGATATTATCGAGTATGATGGCACACAATGGAATGTAGTTTATACTGCAACAGATAATACAGATTTTGTTACTAATATTACTACCGGTTTACAATATCGCTGGACTGGTAATGAATGGGTTCGTAGTTGGGAAGGTTTATATCCTGGCGGCGAGTGGGCGTTAGTAATATAGGAGGCTCAGTGGTTAATAGTGATTTATCAGCAGTTGGAATTTGGTTCTTTTCATCAACAACAAAACGTTATCTTTACTTAATGCGTAATGATCGTAAGCACAAATACCATTGGGGATTACCCGGCGGCAAAGTCGAAGAAGGCGAAACTTTACTAGGTGCATTAGAGCGCGAGTGCGTCGAAGAGTTAGGTAGTATGCCAGAATACACTAAACTAATACCTATCGAAAAGTTCACCGGTCCTAAGAACTACTTTACATATCATACATTCTTTTGCTTAATCGAGAATGAATTTATACCAGAACTAAATCATGAACATATTGGTTATGCTTGGTTAGATAGCGGAGCAATTCCTAAACCGTTACATCCAGGATTATGGGCTACAATAAACGTAGAAGAGATTTATAATAAGATTCAAACAATCGAAGATATGTGTTAAGATATATCGCAATAACTTACATATTCATTGACTGTCATTTGTTTTATATTTCTTAGGTAGCGCCATTCTTTTGGCATTTCGCCTTGTTTAACTACCCAATAGAACTTTATGTCCGAATACGTTTGCATTACATCTAATGCACCTAAGATCATTTTGTCTCGGCGTGTACCGTTATCGTTTGTTTCATCGTATCCAAACATGAATACTTCATTGTGACCATCAAAACATGCAAGCCATAAATTAACTATTTCTGGTATTGTTTTGAACCCATATGGTATTATGTAAAATTCACCAGGATGTTGTAAACATTGCTTAGTGCTAGTGTATGTTATAATTTCTTCTGCTAGGTTATTAGCAACTATATCTTTTAATATATCATCCGAAAATGTTGTTAAAAAATTAGGTGTGAATTGTTTATATAAATCATCAACTGCGTAAACATGTAACGCTAATGTTCCTAACAATCCACCTTTATGATTTGATAAACGCTTAATGTGAAAATTTTCTATGCTAGGTCCTTTAGTAATACATGTTGCTCTACCAGATATAGATTCTAATTCTAAAGGATTATCTATCCATTCACGTGTGAATTCTTTCTGGCCACCAACTTGCTTAACATTAGTTACAACCATCTCACCATCATAGTCTTTTCTATAACGCTCTTGCATATTATTCTGCCACAATCTCTAGATCAATTGCATTAACTTGTTCTACTGTAGTACATGCTTCGATTTGGCCTTTTTTAGCCCAACTCCAAGCGTATGCTGCTTGAATTTGTGCGCGGATTAAATCATTTAAGTTTTCTAAGTCATTTTTACTTAAATTCACATTAACATTATTTGCTGTACGCCAGTAATCACCGGTTGGTAAAGGGTTATTCCATCTAGACTCAGACAACAACGATGTTATCATTGTTATGTCCCACTCACTAACACTAAACTGATTACCATTATATGTTATTTCTAATGCTTTACGTCTATCACGTTCTGCTGTTACTAATGCTTTTGCTTGATCTTTTGCATCTTCTAATAATTCAAATGAATTCATTTCAGTTGGAGTCATGTCGGTTGCATTTGCAGATGCTAACACTTCATCATCTGTTTTATTTAGACCTTTAGCAATAGCTCTTAATAACTGATCGTCTTTGTCTATTATTTCTTTTGCTTCCCAATCATCAAGATAACTAGGCATTGATTTAATTAAACGTTTAGCAAATTTCCATTTGTTATTATCTTTTAGATACTTCTTAAACTTCTCTTTTTTGATTGGTAAGTTAAGTGACGGTTCTGACCAGCCTGTGCCATGCCATGTTGCATTAGCATGACTTGGAGCTACATTTACTTCAATACCGCCCGCTGGTGGCTCATCAAATCCACCTAAGAATTTATTATTCGAATCTCTATAATACTTTGTCATTGCTTTATACCCACGCCTTTACAATTAATTTCCAATAACTATTAGTTATTTCATTGGTATTACCAGTAGTTTTATTTAATAGATAAAACGCCTTTAACGCAGAACTAAATCTAATGTTAATATTCGTTGCGTCAATTACACACGAAACACCTTTATCGCTTGCTGAATTATCAAAACAAACTTCATCACCAATGGAATATCCTAACTCTGCTGTTTGACATTTTAATCTAAACTGTACTAATTCTGGTTTGGCTCCTAACCCGTGTGCTAACTGCAATGATCCTGCTGATGTAATTGTTTGTTCAGCTGACGTATATGAATCTTGAAAAACTCCTGCAGGTCCTGTCGGAACACCACTATCTGCTGTAATTGTACCTACACGCAAATCTGCATATCCTGAGATAGTTAAATCGCCAGTTGATGAACCAGTTGCTGTCGTTTCTACTAATGCAAATTGCCCCGCTGATCTATCCCACAGAATAGCTACGTTGTTACCAGATGTACCACGGTTAAGAATAAAACCGAGGTCATTTGTATTTGCGCCAGTTAATGCTTTATTAATTTCGACTAACGGATCATCTACATTTAATGTTGTTGTGTTTAATTGTTTTGCTGATGGCCTTGTTAATGGCATGAATGAGTCCTCACAATAGTTATACTATTTATCGATTTTTAGCGGTCAAAAAAATACCTGCCGAAGCAGGTATTTTTATAAGGTGTAGTAAGTTATTAGCCTACAACGATTTTCTTTCCTGGCTTATATTCCAATGGTTCTGTACCGGGTATAAATCTTTTACATTCTTTACCATTATTATACCACTTAGTTCCTTTATTTACTCCCTTATTACTCAAACTATTTTTTAATTTCGATTCTGCTGTATGTTTATAACCTTTCTTGGATTTAGAAATTTTTCTTTTTGTTTCTTCCGACATTTTTATTCCTTTATTCCAAGCAGTATTTCCTCTATTAGCATCACCTATTTTTTTGGCTCGGATAGTTCCTTTAACAGTAACCCCAAAATTTGGATTATTTGCACCCCTATATCGTTTACTTTGCTCAATTGACAATTTATTTTTTATTTCTTCATATAACCTAGAAGTAATGTATTCTTTATGACCATTCATCCGCATCGCGTTTAATGCACATAACATCTTGTAATATGCTTCTCCCTTTGTCATTTTTATCAATAACCAATGGCATATTAAATGTTCACGAGCTGTTAACTCTATTAGATTATCCGCTGAATTAGATCCTCCTAGAGATCGAGGAATAATATGATGCTTTTCTGTGTATGACTCTAGTATTCTTATTTTAGCACGATTTATTATATCATAATACCATCGTGTATATTTGTTGTTTATAAATAACATTGCTGTAACTCCTTCCAGTTATAGAGTAGTTGGATATTGGCGTATCGCGAACTACACTTTTATTTAGTCAAAATAAAAGGGTCTTTCGACCCTTTTATTTTTGGTTATAAATTAGTTAAACATTAACCAGAAACAACGATTTCAATGATTGAATCGCCTTCGCTGTCTTCTAACGCTTTACCAATTAAAGCACCTACCGAAGGATTAGCTTCAGCGCGAGCAGCACCATTGCCTGCAGAAACAAGCATGTCGCCTTTCTTAATGCTACCTGTTACTTTACATGGTACACGACCACGTAATGCAACTGCAACACCGTCGCCTTCGCTATTCATTAAGTAAGCTGGGTTTGTAGAAACAACGCCTGCTACTTTTGTATCAGCATCATGATCACAAACTGTAACTTCTTCAGTACCACCAAAACATACAACTGTTGCTGGCTCAATGTCTGAATCTGCTGTGTACATCTCAGCTAAGTCAGCGTATTGTGCTTGTGTAGCTGTACCATTGAAAGTACCTGCATAAACGATGTTGTTAGTGTTATCAAAATAGAAAGCACTATCTTCGTATAAACGTTTGTAACCAGCTGTCGAGTTCTGTGTGAAAACGATTGGGCAGTTTGTATCACCAGTGTCATCATTTGAAATAAATGGTTCAACAGTAATGTTAGCTGAACCGTTAAATGAAACACCATTGATTGTACGAGCTGTTTGTAAAGTAGATGCTGTTGAAGCATTACCACTTAATGTAGCTGTAATTGTACCAGCACTAAAGTTACCAGACGCATCACGTTTAACAACTACGTTAGCTGTATTTGCAGATGTAGCATCTGAAATGTTAGCAGAAGTATGTGTATGTGAGTTGTTAGCAACTGTAGCAGTAATGTTAGCATTAGCTGAACCATCAAATGATGCAGAACCTGTAACGTCACCACTTAATGTGATGTTACGTGAAGTTTCTAATGTAGTAGCTGTATCAGCGTTACCAGTTAAAGGACCAACAAATGAAGTTGCTTGGATAGCTGAACTAACTGCTTGCCATCTGTCGCTTGTCTCATTCCATAAGAATTGACGGTTAGCAGATGTACCACGTTCAATTTCGATACCAGCGTTTTGCGATGGAGCACCGGTTTCGTCACTGTTTAATACGATAATATTGTCACCAATGTTAACTTCGTTTGATGTTACAGAAATAACTGTACCAGAAACTGTTAAGTCACCAGTGATTGCAGCATTACCAGTTACTGATAAATCATTACCAACTGTGAAGTTGCCTGTTGAACTTGAGTGATTGTGCGAATCATTAACTACTGCCATTGTTAACGTGCCAGAAGTTAAGTCAGTTAATGTTACAGAACCTGTAGCATCACCAGCTAAAGTAATAACTGGATCTGGTTTGTTAGTTGCATTAGCCCAATCTAAGTAGTATGAACCAGCTTCGCCATTTAATGTTGCTGCATCACCAACTGATGAAATTGCTGAATCAACGTATGCTTTAGTAGCTGCGTGACTTGCGTTAGTTGGTGCATTTGATAATGTTGCTTGTGAAAACGTTGGAGTAGCTGTTGCTGCAACAGACTGACCAATAGCAATCTGTCCAGATGTAATAGTAACACCAGTACCGTTTGTGAAGTGTGAACGTACTTCTGTAGCACTTGGACCTGTGTAAGTTAATACACCAGTTGCTGATGAGTATGATAATGAACCATCACCACCTGCATCTGTTACAGAAATTAAACCACGTACTTCTGAGTCAGTGCGCTCTGTAAATGAAATAACACCAGTTGTATCGTTGTATGAGATATCACCACTTGCAGAAATTAAACCACGTATTTCTGATGAAGATGGAACTTCAGCATCAACATAACCTTTAGTAGCCGCATCAGCTGCTGCAACCGGAGTAGCAACGTTAGTGATGTTTTCGTTGTTCATATTGAAACCAACCGCACATGAAATTGGGTTAGCGTCTGATGAAGTTAAATTTTTGCCTGCTAATACAGAAACCGTACCTTTTAATTGTACAACACCTGTACCTGCTGGAACCATTTCGATATCACCAGTGCCGGTTGTTTTAACCTGTAAGTTTTGATCAGCGTCAGCAGAAACAACAATAGTACCTGCGTTTTCTTCTAAAACTTTTTGTCCGTTAACATATAATGATCCTGGACCAACATACACATCTTTCCATTGTAATGAAGGTGAACCTAACGAACGTGTTTGGTCAGCGTCTGGTAATAAATCTTGGTTAAACGCATCAAAATCTTGTCCAACTTTAACAACAGAGTTATCGCTTTTCTTCATGTAGACTGAACCATCAGCTGTGTTTACTGCTAATTCACCTAATGTTAACGAACCTGCGCCCGGTACCGAGCTTGCCGTTGAACTTCTTTTATGTAAAATTGTATTTGCCATGTTTAATAGTCTCCTATAATTGGGTCAGGTTAATAATTGGCATATTATTAACGCCCTATGGGTCAGGACTCTTACGAGCCGCCCTGCGAGTCAGGAATGGGGGAGTTGCCTCCCCCAAACGCTCAGTTTATATTAGTAAGTACCACCGTCGATTGTGATATCTGGATCTAATGTGTCGCCTAATGCAACAGGAATTGGATCACCGTTATCGTCTTCGAAAGTAATTGTACCACCTTCGTTCTTAATTTGTGCATTAGAACCTAAGTGGATTGTAGTACCTGAAAGATATAAATCTCTCCATTTAAGTGCCGCTGAACCTAAGTCATATGTTTCATTGGCTGTTGGTATCATGTGGCCTGTAATGTCTAAGTTAGCACCAGCAACGATACTTACAACACCGTTATCGACACCAGAAACTGTTGAAGTAGTAGTTAATTGACGTACTTCAATCACGTCACCTGTAGCAGGTGCTTCAGTGAATGTTAATGTTGTTGTAGCAACAGAGTATGCTGTACCAGGTAATTGAACAACACCGTTAATGCTAACGATACATGAAGCAGTTGTTTGTGAACTACTTAATGTGAAGTTAGTTGTGCTGTCGTCACCGTTAAATGTTTCACTAGCAATAAGTGTAAACTCTGTACCAAAACCGTTCCATGTAGAACCATCGTAGTATTCATATTCACCTAATGTAGTATTATAACGGAACATACCTTCAACACCAGTTACTGGACGTTGTGAAGTAGTACCCTTAGGTCCCATCATTGAGTCAGTTGTAGCAACCTGGAATGAAACATCGTTAATTGATGTAGCTGTACCAACGTTAACTGCGTCAGCCGAAGCATCTACCATTAACATGTTGTTTACAGTGTCACCATTAACAACGAAGTCAAAGTCACCTGATGTAGAGTTGAATGTTGCACCACCGTCTACTGTAGCTGCACCGTCAACTTGTAAACCACCAGCTGTATCAATGTTACCGCTTGCTTGAGCAATAGTAGCTTGACCAACTGTTAATGTAGTTCCATCAAATGTAAATGTTGCATCATCTTCTAATGCGCCACTTGCACCAGCAATAACAACACGGTTATCAGTTAAGTCTGAGACTGTAGCTGATGCTAATGTTGCTTCACCTGTTACACCTAATGTTGTACCAACTGTCATTGCGCCTGTTGTATCAACAGTAGTTGCATCAATGTTACCAGCTGTCATATCACCAGTGAAGTTTGATGTACCAGTTACGCCTAATGTACCTGATGTGCTAATGTTACCTGAAGTATCAGCAACAGTAAATGCGCCATCAACATCAATACCACCATCTAATGAAGCTAAACCAGTTACGTCTAATGTTGAAGTAACTGTTGTAGCACCTGCGCTTAATGCACCAGTGATTGTACCAGTTGCTGCGCCAACGTCACCTGTTACAGTTAAGTTATTGCCGATAGTTACATCATTTGGTAAGCCAATTGTAATTGTATCAGAGTTTAATACTTGAGCAATTTCAATTTCGTTAGCTGTACCGTTAACAGTAAATGTATCACCACCTGAGATAGTTGATGTTTGACCACCTGCTGCTAATGTGAAACCAGTTGACGCAATATTGTCAACATAGTCTTTGTTAGCTGCATCTGTACCAGCTGTTGGTGTTGCAACGTTTTGTACACGGTTTGCACCCATGCTAACTGTGCTAGTTGCATCAACTGTGAAACCAGCTAATGTTGTAGCACCATTGAAGTCAGCTGCGCCGCCAACTGTTAATGCACCTGATGTATCAATTGCACCAGACACTGAGT